CTGTCCAAGCCCAATGTCGACGTCAAGTTCTCGACGCTGCCCTGGGGCGAGACGCCCTGGCTGCTCGACAAGACTGCTCATGGTGGCCTGGTCGATGAGATCATGAAGCGCAGCGTCAAGCCCGACACTAAGGCTGACATCACTGTCCAACTCCAACTGCCCAACGAGTGGGACCCGTCGCTGGCGCCCGTCAACATCGGCATCACCGCAGGCGTCGAGACCGACAAGTGCCACCCGTCCTGGCCCGAGGCCTGCAACAAGATGACGGCTGTCGTCGTCCCCAGCCAGCATACCAAGTCGTGCCTCACCAATTCTGGTGCCGTCAACAGGCCCATCTACGTCATCCCGGAAGCCTACCCCGACGTCATCCGTGAGCCCGATCTCCCGCAGGTCGTCGACTTCGAGACACCGTTCAACTTCCTGGTGTTCGGCCAGCTGACGGGCAACAACCCGGAGAACGACCGCAAGAACATCTTCTATACCATCAAGTGGCTGAGCGAGGCCTTCAAGGATGACCCGGATGTGGGCATCGTCCTGAAGACCAACGCGGGCCGCAACAGCAAGATCGACCGGGGCATGACGAAGGGGCTCTTGTCACAGGTCGCCAACGAGACACGCAAGGGTGGCAAAACACCCAAGGTCTACCTGCTACACGGCGACATGACCGATGCTGAGGCCACGTCGCTCTACCGACACCCAAAGATTAAGGCCATGGTCGCCCTGACCCGGGGCGAGGGCTATGGGCTGCCGATCCTGGAGGCTGCTGCGAGTGGGCTGCCCATCATCGCGACTGGGTGGTCGGGCCACCTCGACTTCCTGAAGCACGGCAAGTTCATCAGTATCTACTACCAGCTGGCCGATGTGCACCCGTCGCGCATCGACAACAAGATCTTCATGCCTGGGGCCCGGTGGGCCAACCCGAGCGAAGAGGACTTCAAGAAGCGGGTCACCAAGTTCCGCGCCAGCCACCAGACACCGAAGCAGTGGGCTGACGAGCTGAAGCCCATCATCCTGGAGCAGTACAGCCTGGAAGCTGTCAACCGGCGCTATGATGAAGCTCTGAGGGAGTACTTCTGATGCTGTTGGCGTGGGCCATCTTTGCGACGCTGTTGTTGATCGCTTCGATCTGGCTCAACGTCCGCGTCGTCAAGCAGAACATGGTGTTGAACGACCAGCGTGAAGCGCTGGTCGATCAGATCGATGACAGTTTGGACTTGCTGGACACGTGCTACGCACGTTTGGCTCACCACGCTGAGATCCCGGTCCTCAGCGATGAGCCCATCATCCAAGACGTTGTCAGTGACATGAAGCGTGCTCGCAACGCGGTGCTGAAGGTCGCCAGCCTGGTCGTCACCTACGGTGGCGAAGAGACCGAGAAAGTCGAAGAGACATGAAGGCATCAGCAGCAGTCGCAGTGAAGGAGCAGAAACCCGTCAAGGTCCCCAAGGTCCCCAAGGTCCCCAAGGTCCCCAAGGCCAAGAAGGAGAAGCCTGTGAAGGCTCCCAAGCCTGAGAAGCGGGTGAAGGAGAAGAAGGGTGCCGTCGCACCGTTGCCCCCGATGCCTGATCCGGAGAAGCCCGCGGTCGAGCTCGTTGAGCTGACACCTGAGGAGAAGGCAGCCGCAGCCAAGGCTGCGAAGCAGGCCCGGATGTACTTCAACCAGAACACCCAGGCAGCCATCGTTGCGTACCAGAAGGCCGAGGCCAAAAAGGAACGTGACACGCTCTACGTCAAGGGCATCATGCCCGCCTTCGAGAAGCTGGTCGAGAACCTCATCAACATCCATAAGTTCACCAGCCTCCATGACACCTACGACGACCTGAAAAACGACTGCGTCAACTTCCTGTTCGAGACCATCGGCAAGTTCGACGGCAACCGCGGGACCAACGCCTTCTCGTACTTCAACGTCGTCGCCAAGAACTGGCTCATCATCCGCACCAAGCAGAAGAGCCAGAGGATCCGCAGAAGCGTCAGCCTGGACGACCCTGAGGCGTTGTCGGTGAACGAGCAACGCATCGTCGAGGACCATGCCACGATCCCCAGCCAGGACGTCCTCCTGGAGAAGGAGAGCAGCGCCAAGGCCGTGGTGGGCATGCTGTACGAGATCCGCAGCAAGGTCAAGACTGAGAACGAGCTGGCATGCATCAACAGCATCATCACCATCTTCGAGAACATCGATGACATTGACCTGCTGAACAAGAGCGCCATACTTCTCTACATGCGGGAGCTCTCGGGCCTCAGCCCAAAACAGCTGACGACCACCATGCAGAGCATCAAGAAGCACTACCGCCGGATGAAGATCGACCCGCGGTTCCGGTTGTTCTGAGGACCCATGGCAGACGAAGCAGAGAAGAGCCCGCTCGAGGGCATCGTCGAGATGACGGAGAGGTCCGTCGAGGAGAAGATCCGGGACTTCGGTGACATCCTCGAGGACATTGACTCGATCGATGACAAGATGCGTCGCTTGTGGAAAGAGATCTACGAGAACGCGATCGCTGACCGTCAGAACAGCTACGTCATGTTCACCAAACTGGTGAAGATGACGAAGGAGTCGAGCTCGGAGCACGCGGTGCACGGCAAGTCCATCGCAACCTACATCGAGCGCATGCAGAGGGCAAACGACCAGCTGGTGAAGCTGGCCGAGCTCATCGCTGACGCCAAGAAGAAAGACGAACAGCTCAACCCCGAGGAGCTGTTCAACCAGATCAAAAGAGGGGGTTGAACGGGCCCCTTGGGTTACGTAGAACCAACGAGGTCATCACGTGCCCGGTAACAGGTTCGACGTCAGGAACGTAGCTCAACACATCGCCGAAGGCCGTGGCGATGATGTGCTTAAAGAACGGGCTGCGTATAGGACGCCCGATCCACAGCACCCGTCGTTTCTTCGCTTTGTCGTTCTGGACGTGATCAGCGACCCGACGACCATCGACAACGTCAAGCTGTCGTACTGGGAGCACACCCTGGGCGTCGCCAACATCCAGGTCGCCACTGTGGCTCCGCGCAACAGCATCATTGCTCGCCGGGTGATGGGCCAGGCCAATGGTGGTGCCAGCGAGAAAGTGATGTTGCTGTACCCGTTTTGCCCGCCCAGCATCTCGATGCCAGCGAAGCCGGGCGAGCACGTCTGGGCTATGTTCGAGAACCCAGGTGCTAAGGTCAATGAGATCGGGTACTGGCTCTGGAAAATCGTCCAGCCCGATTACGTTGAGGATGTCAACTACACCCACGCAGACCGTGCGCTCGATCCTTCATTCTTGCCTGGTCTCAGCGACGTCTTTGAAGGGACAGCGAGCCCCAAGTACGAGTTCCACAACGGTGGCCAGACCACCGACATGACTTCAAACGATCCATACACGATGGCTGAGACATCGACCATCCCGCAGGACCCGTTGGGCCTGGGCACCATGGACGCCGATGCAGGCTACACAGACATCCTCACCAAGAGCGAAGCTGGGACGTTGGCCCAGTACGAGAGCGTGCCCCGCTATCGCAAGCGCCCGCAGGACACTGCTTTCGAGGGCAGCAACAACACCCTCATCGTCTTGGGCACCGACAGGACGGGTGCCTACGCTGACACCTCAGCGACCGATCCGAACACAGGCGTCACTCCCAAACCCGTGACCAAGGACGTCGCGGGGGGTGCCGGGGCGATCGACCTTGTCGCTGGCCGCGGGCAGACCGACGCCACGGCGGGCAAACCCGTCCAGAACAAGCTCAACAACAAGGAGTTGGGCAAGGACAAGCAGAACCTGGCTCCCGCTGAGGGTGACGTTGACTTGGTCAACGACAGGACACGCGTTCTGATCGCTCAGAAGACCAAGGTCGATACCAACTTCCAGCTCAACACTGCCATCGAGGCGTTGACGACATCAAAGCCCGTCTCTGACAGCGATGGATCGGGTGCCATTGTCGTCAAGACGGACAAGGTCAGGATTGTGGCCCGACAAGACGTTGTCATCATGGTTGTTGGGCCTGACGCGGTGGGCGGTGATGCACAGACCGACAACAACGGGAACATCAAGGACCCGGCAACAGGCGGCGCTTCAGTGACCAAGGACCAGTGCGCGAGCATCATCATCAGGACGAATGGTGACATCGTGTTCACACCGGGCGCCTTGGGCGTGGTACGCCTGGGTGGCGATGATGCAGCGCTGGCACCCCTGTGCAGCATGGTTGGACCAACCCCTGGCATGTTGGGACCCATCCCGCCACCTAGCCCCATCGTTGACACCATGGGCGGTGCTCAGGGTGGCTTGATGGGATTGAACGGTACCTTTGCCACCAAAGTCCTGTTGAAGTGAGACCAAGATGCCCGCTGACCCGTACGGACCCATCCTAACAGGCATTGGCTACCTGGACAAGGGAAAGCTGACCCCTGCAGCACGAGCTGCCTATGTAGCGGACGTTCTAGCGCTGTTGGCAGGTGGCAACGCCAATGGCAAAGCCAAGCTCTGTTCACCCGGCACACAGCTCTTTGCCAACCTGATCACCGGGCTACCTCCCATCCCCGGACCCGACATCTTCAACGTGACGACACTGGCAGTTGAACCGTTGTTCTGGTTCAACCCTGATCCAGTCGCTACGCTGATGGCGACGCAGCTCGTTGACCCAGTCAAGTGCCCGATCTGGAACACCATCTTCCCAGACGGCATCCTGGACACGACTGCGGTAGCTTTGGACCTGAACGGAAACACACCCCTGTTCCCGTTCTTTGATGCGTCGTTGCCCGCGTTGAACGTCAAGGGCTTCCCACTCTCGTTGCCTGATCTGGGCCTTGCGCTCGGCCTTCCGTTGCTTCCGAAGCTGCTGATCAAGCTGGCGACCCTGAACATCGCGCTGGCGTTGCCGATGCTGCCCATGATCCCCACGTTGACGCTGCCCAGCTTCGGCATCCCGCCCGACCTGGCCTTGAAGGCGGCGATCGCGCTGCCCAACCTGATCATCGGCCTGATCGAGCTCCCGTTCAAGCTGCTCATCAAGCTCTTGCTCCCTCCCGACCTCAGCCTGGTCCTCAAGCTCATCACCCTTGACATCAGTGCGGTCTTCAAGATTGCGCTCGATCTGTTGCTTGAGCTCCTGGCACCCCTCATCCCGATCGTGCCCAAGCTCCTGATCGCCTCGCTGTTGATCTACCTCAAGGAAGTCGTGTCGATGGTCATCGTCGACCTGGTGGGCATGCTGGTGGGCTCGGGTGGCACGCTGACGACGCTGGTGGGCCAGGGTATCGGTCTGATCGCGCCAGCCCCGCCGGGACACTGAGCCTAGTTACCTGACATGGGGACGTACGCTTTCAAGAGCTCTGGTGTGACCCAGCAGACCACGCCGGCAAACAACATCTCGGTGACACCGCCCCCCATTGGGATCGTCACGCCCCTCGTCTTGGGCACGACCGACCTGTTGCAGACGAACACTGACATGGGTCAGCAGATGGCTGACAATCTGCGGAACCTTCTCCAGACGAACTGGGGGGAGAGGT